GCAGCTCGCGGACGCGCACCGACGTCTGCTCCGTGACGCCTGACGCCGTCGTGCGCGCGATACGCACCGACTCGCTCTCGGCGTACTTCGCGAGGTCTTGGCGCTCGACGGAGAAATCGACGCTGGTCGCCACCTTCGACACCGTCTCGATGCCGACGTCAACGCCGACCGAGATTGCCTCGCGCAGATACGGCGACAGCGCCTCAACGATCTCGCGCTGGTAGGACCGCGCCTTGAGGACGTTCTCGACCTGTACGACCAGTTCCCGCGTCGGGCTGGGCGCGGCAGCAATCAGCGCGAGGATGTCTTTGACCTGAGCGTCGAAGACGTCGGACACGGCCTTCGCAGCCTTGTCCTCGTTCTTGCCGATCTTGTCGCCTTCGCTCTCGGCGCTCTTGGTCTGAATGCCATCGGATACGGCGTCCTCCCACACGGCGCGATGCGACAGCCGCTTTGACTTCGCGCAGCCACAGCCGCAGGATTTTGATGAAGGTGCTGGTTGTCGCGACGCGATAGCCTCATCAAGCGTCTTGCCTTCGCTACACATGGAGTACGCGATTGCCACGGCCTGATCCTGCTCGTAGCCTTCGTCAAGCAACTTCGGGATCTTGTCGGAGACGCAGTCGCCGAGCGCGTCCTTCGTCTTGACCTCCGGCGTAAGATCGGCGGCGAGTTCGGGCGTTGCCGTCCCGCCAGTCGCAGTCGGCTTGTTCGCCAGTTGAATCGGATCAAACATGGCGCGAATCTGATCCGCAGCAATCGCAGGGAACGCCGAAGCAGCGATGGCGATGGCCGTATCCTTCGGCAACTGACCAACCCCGACTGCGGTGGCAAGATCCACAAGGCTCGTCACTTGTGCGCCGTTCAGAGCGGTATCCGCAATTGCTTCTCCCGATACAGGTGCAGCCTGATTGTCCGAAGGAACGTCTTCCACCTGATTCGGAACGGACGGGGTTGCAGCCGGAAGCATCATGCCGCCAAGCGGCTGGCCGTTGATGAGCAGCCGATCCGCGTTCGCGTCGGCCACCTCTTCAAGACCTTCCATCATGCGCGCTTCGTTCGCCGTGATGATGCCGCCAGCGACGTAGCCGCGCCGCTTCTCGAACTCAAAGCGTTCGTCGGCTCCCACCGGGTTGTCGTACGCGAGGAAGGCGTCATCCTCGATGCCGAACAGCGGCAACAGCGTCTGATTCAAGACCTCTTCGTCCATCCGCATGAGCGGCAGGACGCTGGTCGCCTTCCACGACGTGAAGCCGACCGTCGCGCTCGCGAGGTTAGGGTCGTTCGCCTTCAGCATCGAGACAGGAACGCCGAACACGGCGGCGATCTCCTCCACGATCTGCTCGCGTCCGGCCATGTCCTTCGGAGAGAACGAAAGCGGCTTGATGTCGATGTCAGCCGTAGCCGTGAGGAAGCGACCCGTGCGCCGAGCGCCGCGCAACTTGCTGTCGATCTGCGCCTCGAAGGCCTCGATCTGATCCGCGCTGGCGTCCCCCTTGATCGTCAGCAAGTAATCCGGTCGGGCCTTGTTCACGAACCAGTGGTAGTCCATGTCGTGAAGCGACTCGTTGTTCGTCGCCGCGCCCCATGCCGCTTCCACCTTCCCCATGCCGTAGTACACGTCCTTCGGGTTCGGTCGCTTGAAGTGGATGACTTCCTCGACCGGGAAGAACGCGCGCTTCTCGAACGACACGCCGTAGAGGTAGCCGTCCACGAACTCCTCCTTGCCGGGGACGATCTCGACCCACGGAGAAGGCATCGTCCACAGTTGCACAGGCACGCCGAGCCTACGGTCGATGACCGGATGGAGGTACGCATTGCCCGTCAACTCAAGGTAAAGCACGCGCAAGACGGTCTGCTCAAAGCCGTTCTGCCACGGGTTCGCCTTCGACAACAGGTCGAGGACCGGGTGCGAGTCGGTGACCACTTCGTAGTCATCCCCGTACTCTGCGGCCTTCGTCATCGCGTACCGCGACGGGAGTTGGTCGAGAGAACCCGACAGATACGCCTTGGTGCGGCGTCCCGCCTTGCGCGTGTTCCAAAGCTTCGTACCGGCGCTGCGGTTCCTGACGTACAGGCGCAGAGGCTGTGAGGCGACCGCGTATGCGTTGAGGTTCGCCGCCGCGTAGATCCACGATCCGTAGTACCTGACCGCCGTCTGCGGCGAGAACGCGGGACGCACGGAGTCGCTCGATACGACGCGAGTCGATGTCGCGATCCACTTCCGCGCGTCGTTGACCGTCTTCGCCAGCAGCCGGGATAGGATCGACATCAAATGACCTTCAGGATTGGAGGTGGCTTGCGCTGACGCCGCGCATGGACGGCAAGCGCAAGCGCGCACACGCCGTCATCGTGACCAGCCGTCGCCTCGTAGGAGACGGTCCTTCCGGAGTATCGGTAGCCGAATGACTCAAGTTCAGCGCGGAGCCAGCCATCGGGTATCCGGATGTCCCGATTCTGCACGGCGATCTGAAGCCCTTCCATGAGTTGCTGCTTTGATGGCGAGGTGAACTTGAAGCCTTCGACGCGCTTGCACACCTTGCGTAGATCCTCAACGATTGGATCGCCTACGCCCGTCGAGTCGATCTGCGCTGGCCTGTCCTTGATGAGCGCGGCCAGTCTCTCGCGCGTGACGGACCACGGTGCTTGCCACCTGTCGAGATGCGCGACGGCTCCATCGGAGTCGAGGCCAACGGCCACGGTGTAGTCTTGGCTCTTCGCAAGATCGACGCCGAAGCATTCGACCGGACGCTTGGATATCTCGCCGATGGACGCGCGGATCGCGTCGAGTCCAAACGGGTTGCCTCCGTCCTCTGCGGGGACGCCTTCGTACTCCTGCGCGAAGACCTCCGGCGGGAGCGTGCGCCGAGCCGCCTCGACTTCGTCCGGGTCAATGTGCGGGTTTTGGCGCGTTCCGATGCGAAAGGCCCGCATCGTGCCAGTCGTGTCACCTTCGGCCTCAGTGAACAGGCGGTGGAAGTCGCCCGTCCCCTTGGGAGTGCCGAGGAAGAGCGCGGTCCCCTTGCGGTCGGACAGCGTCGGTCGCGCCGCGTTGCGCCACCATTCGAGGAGGTGCGGCACGAACCCTGCCTCGTCCACCACGATCAGGTCGTAGTCGCGGCCACGTCCGGCGTCCACGTCCTCGAGCGACCAGAAGTCGATGACGCCGCGCGTGACGAGTTCCAGCCGCTTCTCGACGCGGTCCATGCGCGCAGTCACGGGCGCAAGCGCGCGCTCGATGTCGCGCATGGGGTCGGCAAGGTACTTGTACGTCGGCGCGAACCAGCCGACCTTGCGTCGGTTGATGGCGGCGCGCTGCGCCTTGACCTTGCCGTAGGTGGTCTTGCCCCAGCGGCGTCCGATCTCAAGGACGCTGAACCGCGCGAGAGCCGCATCGACCGTCAACTGCGACGGATGCAGGATCGAGGACAGCGGCTTGAGTTGCACCATCATGCGTCATGCTGCACCTTCGGCGCGATCTCCTCGATGGTCACGACCTCCTCGCGCACCACGGCCTCGCTCTTCTCCTTCTGGCCGAGGTACTGCTTGCCGAGCCAGATCAGCATGGTGACGTTGCCCTGACGGGCCAACTGCACCTGCTTGCGCTTGAGGCTTCGATTGAGACGCATCCTGCCCCTTTCTATGGGCGCGGAAAAACCCTTGTCCAGCGTGGACTTCGAGCAGCCTACGAGAACAGCGATCTCCTCCACGGTGCAGCCTATCGCCGCCATGCGCTCGACCTGAGCCGGGTCGATGGCGAGTCGTGGCCTACCGCCCTTGGACTTCGGCTTCGGCTTGGATGCGTCAGGCTTGGCTGGCTTGGGCATTCCACTGGCTCCTGATCTGCGCGGCGACTTCTGCGGCGTACGACGCCGACACCAAGCCGCCGTCTACCCACCAGTCCTCGAACGGAAACCGCGACTCGCCGACCCGGACGCAGACATCCGGCGCGACCAGTTCGTACCCGGCGTCCCGCAGGATTCCGCGCATGGCCGACCGTATCGCCGCGTTGTTTCGGTACAGGTCATGCTCCACCGTGATGCAGTCGAACCGCACCGCGTCGAGCGGGAGCGCGCACAGCGCCTGTAGCGTCAGGCTGGGCGGCTCA